AGCCTGAACCAGCCCGCACCGGTTCGCTGTTGGAGCGGCTGGCCATCATGTGCGCAGATTTCGCCTCCACCGCGACAGTCGGTCAGTCGGCCAAGCCCTTAGCCCGCGCCGCGATCCGCGAGGTGGCGGCGTGGATCAAACGAAGGCAAGAAGACGATTACGGAGTTGTCATTCCTGACGTAAGAGAGGTGATTGATTGGCTTGAACGGGAGGCCAAGCGATGACTAACCTTTCTCCCGCCGCGCAGGCGGTGCTGGATGCGTTCCTCAAGGCGCCCATGGGGCAAAGCCATGTGGACGATGACCTGATCGCCATCGCCGCCGCCCTGCGAGCTGCTGTGGATCAGGTGGTGCCGATCCCGCGCCTCCCCTATGACTCTTGTTGCGATGTTCACGCGGCAGCCATACGCGCCGAACTCCTGGCCATCGCCGCCGAGCTGGAGGCCAGCCGATGACCGACATGCGCGCGAGAATCAGCCAGCTGATCACCGACAGCGGGACCTACCGCCAGGGCCAGCAGGATGAGCGCCAGCGGCTGGTGAGCATGATCGACATCCGCATCGATCAGCTGCGCACTGTGGCTGGCATCCGCAACCGCGAGCAGCTCTGCGCCGAGCTGCTCTACCTCCGCCAACACCTAGAACCATGAACCGCGTCCAACTCGACCAGCAGCGCGCCGACATGCTCGAGGCCCTCTACGAGCGCAGCGGCCGCGATGATCTGCCCTACGGCCACCCGCTTCGCTGCACCTACACCGGGCTGTGGCAGGAGTTCGCACTGGAGATGGCGGCCAACTTCCGCGACACCGACTACCCCGAGCTGCTGGACAACGTGGTGCGCGCGATCGACGCCACCGAGTCGGTGATGACGCAGAAGCAGGCGCAGCAGGCTATCGAGGTCTGCCGCCAGCAACTGCTCGGCCGGTGGCGGTGATGCCCAGCCCGTTCACCGAGATGAAGTGCCCGCAATGTGGTGGGCGCTTCAGGTGCGACAACTCCGAGCGCAGCTATGACGGCCAGGTGCGCCGTCAGCGCCGCAAGTGTTACGACTGCGGCCACCGCGGCACTGAGTACGCCGTGACGCAGGAGTTTTTCGATGAACTGGTCGCCGCGCGTGAGATCGTGACGAAACTGGCCAGCCACTACTGGGAGCTCACCGAATGACCGACCAGATCAACCCGGACCACTACAAGCACGGTCCGGTGGAAGCGATCGACGTGATCGAGGCCGCCATCGCCCGCGCACCTGACCCGGTGCTGGCCAACTGCCAGGGCCACGTCCTGCGCTACATCCTGAGGATGTGGGACAAGGGCGACCCGGCCGTGAATGCCGCCAAGGCGCAGTGGTATCTCCGCCGCCTGCTCGGCAAACTGGAGGCATGATGCAGCTGCCCAGCCTGAACCTGATCGAGCGCCTTGCGCTGTGGATCTTGGTGCGCAGCCACCGCACCAGCTTGGTGGTGGTGAAGGAGCTGCACTGGCCCGAGGTGTTCGTCGCCGCAGACCAGCGCGATGAGGTCGCCTGCTACGTGACCAGCGGCCAGCAGGACGAGCCGGCCTCGCACCTGCTCGAGCGGCTCTACCACTCACCGGCCTACGGCGAGTTCGAATGATCAGCCTCCACGCCGGCCGGCTGCTGCTGTTCTGCGATCGTGCAGACCGGACGTGGCACTGTCGGGTGAACCTCGGCCCCAGAGCCGAGCACCAGCTGGAGGCTGACACGGGCACCATCCAGCTGCAGGAGGCGCTCCTGCGCGCTCAGCGCATCTATCAGGCCGCGGTGCTGCGCATCAGGCCGGCAAGCTCGCCGCGGATGTGCTGGGACTGCCTGCAGTGGGAGCCGGCCCGCAAGGCCTGCACGCTCGGCTTCCCTGAGGCTCGCCAGACTGGTGGCAGGTTTGCCGCGCGGTGTGACATCTATGAACCCGCCGATTGTCCTGAGCCGCACTGATCGCGGCGCCGGCTACATCGAAACGCTCGAGCCCGCTGGTGGTGGGGAGCTTTACTACCGCAGCTGCGCCAACGGCTACTGCAGGTACAGCTCCGATCTCTGGCAGGCCGAGATCTACCTAGACCACCTTCTCGCTCGCTGACCCTATGGGGTATTTCAACTGCACCACCACCCGAGAGGCCTACTACCTCTCGCTGGCCAACCGGCCGAGGCGCGCGAACGCCAGCAGCCCCTACAGGGGCGTCTCCCGGAGCACCAACCCGAAGCTGCCATGGCGCGCTGCACTGGGCTACCGGGGCCGGCGCTACTACCTCGGCATGTTCGCCACCGAGCTCGAGGCGGCGCAGGCCTACAACCGTGCGGCGCTGCGGATTATCGGCGATCATGCCGTGATCAATCCGCTGCCCGAGTGATGACGCTGCCCCTGATGATCGAGCTGCTGGTGGGCTACGCCGTGGCGTGCGGCCTGGCGCTCTGGCTGGCGTCGAAGATCCTGCCGTGATTGGGGTGTGGAGGTGGCGCCGGCTCTCGCGCCTGCACGCCTCACCGCAGCCTCCACACTGCGGAATGCCCAGCGATTGAATCGTTGGACTGGAATCTTAGCCCTCGCCGGCCACCCAGCGCGCGATCGCCCACTCGCCCATCGCGGACCAGAACGGCTGCGCGCGATACCAGGCAATCCAATCCTTGTGCCCCTTCTGGCTGTTGCACATCAGGCAGCAGCTGATCAGGTTCTCCCGCACCGTCAGGCCGCCATGGACCTTGGGCACCACGTGATCGAGCGTGGGGCTGCGGCCGAGCGGATCGCCGCAGTAGGCGCAGCGGTAGCTCCACGCGAGGTGGATCTGATCGCGGGCTGACCTGCGGGTGACCAGCCGCGTTTCATCAATGTGGTGCCGATCCACCGATGTCTTCGGGCAGGGTGAACAGCTCGATGGCCAGGTCGAGGAGGTCATCCTCTGAGTGGATGAACTCGGCGATCTGGCTGTAGAGGTCGGCGGGGAGCTGGTCGGGGTCGGTGTCGCTGCGGATGATCACCTTGGCGGTGATCTCGGCGATGTGCGCGCGCATGGGCGTGGCCCCGGCTTGGCCCACGGTAGCGACGGAAACCCGTGTGAACGATTGTGAACGCGCTGGCCCGATCGCGGATGCTCCCCCGCCTGTGGTGTAGGATTCACACATCGACAGCCACCCGACCGATGACCACCGCCACCCTGCCCACCATGACCGACCGCACCAACCACTTCCTGATCTCAGCCGATGGCGCTGAGCTGGTTCGCTTCTGTGAGGCTGGCCACCACCAGATGATGATGACGCGCTTCGCTATCGAAGCCGGCGAGTGGGAGGCCCAAGGCGGTGGCTTTGATTGGACTGGCCGCGTTCGTCAGCGCTACCAGCAGCTCACCGCCAAGGGCTACCGCAAGGTCGCCTGACCCGCACCGGGCCGCTCCGGCGGCCCTCCCGCCATGCGCAAGCTCGACCCCGACTACGACGACATCCCGGAGGATCTGCCCGAGGATGACGACGACGACCACCCCAGCCTTACTGCTGCCGAACGCAACCCATCCCTGAAATGACCTACGCCATCGAGATCGGCCCTTGGCACATCGGGCCGTTCGCCACCCATATCGCCGCGCAGCACTTCGCCGAGACTCACGGCCTCGATGACTTCCGCATGATCCAGCTCGATGACCCGGCCGAAGCCCCCGGCAAGATCCACCGGCTGCGCAGGGCAGCGCTGCAGCCGGCGCAGATCTGAGCGCTGCGCGAATAGTGCGCAAATGGCCTCGGCGAGCTTCTCAAGCCCGTCGGGGCCGTCTGTCTAAGGGGCTGATTTTTCGGGGTTTTTGGTGCCCAGGGGCGGAATCGAACCACCGACACTGCGATTTTCAGGGGCGCCGGAAAGGTTCACGCCGGTTCACGGAATCTCTCTAACGGTCTGAATCGTCTCACCTTTTCCGGTTGACCTGTTCACGCCCGTTCGCGCAGATTCACTCCCGTTCGCGCAAATCTGCGCGAATAGTGCGCAAATGGGAGAGCCTCGATGAAGCGCGAATGGCAGGCCGATCGGAAGATTTCAGGCCTCGGGTTGATGGTCCTGCCCACCGGCGTCCGCACCTATTACGTGCGCTACCGCGAGCCCTCCGGCAAGCAGCAGACCCACAAGATCGGCCGGGCCGAGGTGGTCAGCCTGACCATGGCGCGTGAGGAGGCGATCAAGATCCTGGCCGCTGTCGCCAAGGGTGAGGCGCCTGGCACCGACAAGCAGCTGCTGCGCCAGGGCAAGACCATCCGCGAGCTCTCCGAGATGGTCACCGAGAAGCACTACGCCACCCGCGTCAGGCCGAGCACCAAGACTGGCTACGCCGTGCTGTGGAAGAACCACATCCTGCCGCGCATCGGCGCCGAGAAGGTCGCCACGCTGCAGACCATCCAGGTGATCGACATGCTCGAGGAGCTACCGCGGGGCCAGCAGAACCGCGCGCTGGCGGTGCTGCGCAAGGCGATCAACCTGGCCGAGCTGTGGGGCATCCGCGCCAAGGGCACCAACCCGTGCAAGGGCATCCAGGCCAACGGTGAGCGCAAGATCAAGC